TTTCTCTTTTCTCAACATGCGTAAGATCGAACAACAAATGAACGCTGCTATTCGTGACTTCCGCAACTGGAAGTCTGGCAACACTGAGGTTATTGCTGACCACGATGGAGTCTCCCGTGTGTATCTTCACGGCAACAAGATTGCTGAGATTGGTGATGACTTTGTTCAAATCTTTGATGGTGGTTGGCAATCTGCTACCACTAAATCCCGTCTCAATGCTATTCTTTCAGAGCACGGAATCAAGGGAGAATGTGTAATCCAAAAGAACTGGAATTGGTATGTTCATAAGTTCATCGGACAGGCAGGAACTTCCCCCGTTTTCAATGAGTACGAATTCGAAGATGGGTTCATGTTTGCCTAAATGTCAAGAAGAAAGTATTTCATAGAGGCACTCTTTACGGGTGCCTTTTTTAATGTTTTTGTATCAAAATAAGGTTAAAAAGATATAAAAAACGATTAAAAATGTAATTAAAAATTAAGCTGAAAGTTTTATTTCTTTGATAATTAATGTTATTAACTGGAGTAATGATACGAATTAATATCAATAATAAGGTTCTTAAAACCTTTATATTGTGCTGAGATATGTGTGCTAAAACCTTTATATTGTGCTCAGGTATGTGTGCTAAAACCTTTTAAACCCTTCGAGGTCTTGTGATCTTAGCGAGCATAACATAAGGACCGCACTTTGTCAACCCACAAGGTCAAAAATCCCACACATAAGACGCACAAAATAACACTGTGCCAGATAAATACTCCGACGATTCTTGACATTTCTGCACTGATATCCTAGAATACTCAAGTCACAACAAAGGAGCGAATCATGTCTCTCAGTTATCTTCAGGCCCAGAAGCATCGTTATCGTATCACTCTGGAAATTGAAGCACTTGCAGACTTTAACCCTCATCAACTTGATTGGGAAAAACTCTTCAAGCTTGAACCTGCAGAGAAGTGTGATGCATATGTGGAGGACTTAAGTACACCAGACCGTTGGTGAGTAGCAGTAACTGAGCCACACAAAGTGTCTCAGTAGTGTAACCAACCGACTCAAACATGTCTAAGGAAGTGATGCTTACTGCACTGCGTCAAGGTAACAACGGTGCTCAAATCCTTGAGATTTTGAATGCACTTGTGAGTGACAGTGAGGGTAAAGAATCGGGCAATTATGCGTCTGATGGTCCTACCCTACTGCCAGTGCAGTTCTGATACCTTAGAGGCGCTTCTAGGTGCCTCTCAGTGTCTTTAACCGTTGCCCTTTAAGTTATGCGTTTTATGTGGTGAGTCACAGTAACTGAGCCCTTTAAAGTGTCTCAGTAGTGTAAGGGGACGCAACCCCGCTAAGTTTAAATCTCATTCGTTCTTAAATGACTACGACTCTCTTCAATCAAACGTTCAACGGCTGGGCAAACTACGAGACTTGGAATGCTTCCCTCTGGGTGCAGAATAATGAATTCCTCTACAACACTGCCAAGGCATGTGTAGAGTATTGTGGGGACAATGAGACCCCTTGGGATAAGTTCGTTCGCTGTATGATGGAGGGGCAGATTGGTCGTTTCATCGGTCAAACTGGCGACGGTGTTGTATGGAATGACCCTGCAATCGATGCCGATGAGATGAACGAAATGATGCAAGATCTCTGACCTTAAGTATCACTCACTCCATGTTCGTTTCTAACACTGAGACCCGCGCATTCTTCGTTCAACAAGCAAAGTCTGGTAGGTGGAATGTATGGGTCTTTCAGAGAGAAACCGAAGACGGCTATAAGTATTCCGTCAAGCAAACATTGAAGGATCCTGATGATGCTTACTCTTGGGGTCTAAATTACGTCAACCACATCATTCGTTACTAACACTCAAATGACACAATCACGCACCGTCACCTTCACTAACGTACAAGACAATGTGGAGCGTACTGTAGAGTTTCCCACTATCAATCAAGCAATGCAATTTGTCAACACTTTGCATATCGCTGGAGTGCAAGCAGTAGTTAATCTTCTCCCTGAAGATATCGCTGCCTGAGTGATGCTTACTCGTGAGGGGCATTCGTGATACACAGTGCCCTTATGAGTTCTTTATTCTTTATTCGTTCAATCGCAGTTTATTCGTTATTCGTTATCGCAGTATATACGATTGATTGTTTATTCTTATAGGCGGGCGTGCGGTTATAAAAACCCATAACTACCCTAACCTACAGAGGTGACAAAACGCGAGAGAGATATAAAGAATGAAAAAAAATTCGCGGAGAAAAAATCATGAGAAAACCCCGACCATATTGGAATTTTTGGAAGGTAATCTTTGCGGGGTGGTTAATAAGGTATCCTGGGAGATTTTTTGAGGTATTTCGATTTCCTTTGTATACAGCACTGGGACTTTGTATTATTGTGATATATAATGCAGTATCGAAATAAGACTGAAAGAAAAAAATTTTCAGATATTTTTTATGAGCCAGCAAGTCAAGACATATCACATATATGCAAAGGATAAGTGCATATTTCATTCTATCAGTGAGGATGAGTTCAGTGTTACTTGGAAGACACTGAATAATATGATAGACCTACTGAATACTGAGTATTGTGTAGAAGATCTAACATATGAGGAACTGACAGTCAATCGTATGGCAGAATTAAATTCGTCACATTGACAAGACCCTAAATAGGGAGTAAAATTGAACTGAACCCAAATTTCAATTATGGCAAAAGGATTCACAGTAAAAGCAAACCCACCAACTGTTAAAAAACCCCAAGAGGAGGAGTGGGATTATACGGCAATCAAAGAGAGGATGCGAGGCAAGTCAATTGTATTTTGTCTTCCAGGTCGTGGATGTTCATATATTTTTCTAAAAGCATTTGTACAATTATGTTTTGATATTGTACAGAATGGAATGAGCATTCAGATTAGTCAAGACTATTCATCAATGGTTAATTTTGCTCGTTGCAAGTGTCTTGGAGCAAATGTATTAAGAGGTCCAAAGCAAGTACCTTGGGATGGGAAACTTGAATATGATTATCAACTTTGGATTGACTCGGATATTGTCTTTGATTCAAACAAGTTCTGGCAACTTTGTGATCTAGCACTGAATGAGGAGGAGGAAGAGAAGGAGATTGTTGCAGGATGGTATGCCACAGAAGATGGACGCACAACATCTGTCGCACACTGGTTGGAGGAAGATGATTTCCGTAACAATGGAGGTGTGATGAATCATGAGATGGTTGATGGTATTTCAAAGCGTAAGAAGCCATTTACTGTTGATTACACTGGATTTGGATGGGTATTGATTAAGAAGGGAGTCTTTGAGAATCTCGAATATCCTTGGTTTGCACCTAAGATGCAACAATTTGAATCTGGTAATGTTCAGGATATGTGTGGAGAAGACGTATCATTCTGTCTTGATGCTAAGGAAGCAGGTTATGAGATCTGGTGCGATCCTCGGATTCGTGTTGGACATGAAAAAACTCGTATTATTTGAGGTAAAACATTATGGCTTATAATAAAATTACATTTGTTCCAGGAGCTCCTAAAAAGACTCGTCAAGGTCGTTCTTCTCGTACCTTACTTTCAGCAACATCTCGTAATGGACGTAAGAAAAAGTATCGGGGTCAAGGAAAATAAATGAGATATAAATTAAAATGAAAAATTTAAAATTTATATCCCAAGATAAAGAACTAGCACTTATTCAGGAGTTAGCGTATAAGATTAAAATGTCCGATTGGGACATTCACCCAAGTAAAACTTGTTTCTTGTGCGTTTCTCCTGATTATTCAAGTATTGTGACTCAACATCTCTCGCACTCATTATCAATGGGGCGGGAGATTTTTCATATTGAGTGTGTGAATGTACCTTTTCCTGATGAAGATCCGAAAAAATATCAAATCAATTTTGAACTAAACTATATTGACTGGATTTTAGATTGGGAAAACTTTGTTTTAATTGAAGCAGGTGTAATCAAAGGCGGAACTTATACCTGGATTACTGAAATAATGAAAAAATTTACAGAAAAAAATTATTATACCGTAGCATTATGTGAAAATATCAATAGCAAATTCCAAAGTGATATGGTTTCACTATACTATAATGATGATATAGAAGATTTGCATTACTGGTGGGAGAAGCCAAACAATCACTGGACATAAATCGCGGGATAGAAACCCCGTAAAAAGTTCTGTTAAACCTCAAAAGGAGAAAACAGATGGCAATGCACCCAAATCCAGACCGAGATTCGAGTTATATGAGAGAAATGTGGGGGACAAGCGGATTAATTACTGATTATTGGTCCAAAGAACCAGAAAAAAAGATGCTTCGTGAGATTAATAATGATAATATGACTCCAAAAAGACATGATTTTGTTGTCCAGAAGGAAATTCATGAAAAAATTCGTAATGATGAAGACTATGATGACTGGGAATACGGAACAGAACCCATTTTTGGGTGATAAATAAGATAGAATTAGATCCTATTAATGCCAGCAGAGCGAGTTAGTAAACAATTTAAGGATATTAGCTTGTCTTTGCAGGTTAATCCAATATCCTATGATCTCATTGATATTAAAAATGAGACTGCTATTGCTCGCTCTGTTCGCAATTTAGTCCTAACTTCACCTGGAGAGAGATTTTTTAATCAAAATCTTGGTTCAAATGTCTCTCAGAGTCTTTTTGAGAATTATAGTAATATAACAGAAATAGAATTGCAGGATGAAATTACAAAAACTATAGAAAATTATGAGCCTAGGGTAAAACTTATTGGTGTTGATGTTAGCCCTCCACT